TTATTCAACAACACCCTGAGTCTAACCATGTTATTATCAGTACTGACAGTGATTTCCAACAATTAATAGCACCTAATGTTAGTCAATATAATGGTGTTGCAGATGTTCATATTACTCATGAAGGATATTTCGATGCAAAAGGTAACCCTGTAAAAGATAAAAAAACAGGTGAAATCAAGATGCCATTAGATCCAGAATGGATGTTATTTGAAAAATGTATGCGTGGGGATACCAGTGATAATGTTTTTTCAGCATATCCAGGTGTTAGAACTAAGGGTACTAAAAATAAAGTTGGATTAACCGAAGCATTCAATGATAGAAAAACCAAAGGTTATGCGTTCAATAATTTAATGTTGCAACGTTGGGTAGATCACAATGGTGTTGAACATCGAGTATTAGATGATTATGAACGTAATCGTCAATTAATTGATTTATCACACCAACCAGATGATATTAAAGCCATTATTAAAGAAACAATCGAAACGAATGCAAAACCAAAAGAAGTTGCACAAGTGGGCATTCGTATGTTAAAATTCTGTCAGTCATTTGATATGAAACGAATGATGGATAATATTCAGCAATTTGCTGAACCTTTTCAAGCCAGATATATGGGAGACTAATATGGCTATTCTTGTACCAAGCGATAAACTTTCAAAAGCAGATGATTCATTAACTTTATACAAATATGATAACGGATATTTGGTAGAAGTTGGTGGTCGTGATCATAACGATGAATGGGCAACTGCTAAAATTTTAGTAAATTCATTAGAAGATGCATTTCTAATCATCAAAGATGCAGATTCATTACCGAGATCTTAAAATGTCAGAAGAAATTAAAAATCCATCAGTTGAAGAGCAACGTGAATTACTCCAGACTATTAAATTTACACCGCGACGTTATAAGATCGTGGTTGAAGGACGTGGCGGAGAAATTGTTATTGGAAAGGTAGATCGTGATGCATACGATTACTTAGAAGAGAATGATATCGACATCAGTGATTTCATCGATGACGAAGATAATGATCTAGAAGTACCCGATGATTATCGGTTTATTCAAGATGGTGCGTGGTTTGATTTAGATGACATTGCACATGAAAACGGGGCATCTATGGATGATCTCAGTGATATCGTTGTTTTTGATGAAAAAGGCAATGAAGTATGGCGACACTCGTTAGATACTAGTACATTAGAAGATGATGAAATTGGAGTCGAAGAAATTGATGAATGTTATATTTCCGATAAATTAGAAGACGGTGAAGTAGCATTTATTGGCCAATCATTGGAAAAAGGTTTATTTTTTGGTGGTGAATTCACATTAAAAGATGAATTTGACCCATCAAAAATAAAAATTGAATATAGTGATATAGAAGGATGGTCGATTTTCTCAAGTGTCCAATATGATGGCGAGTACATCGACACCGTTGAATATGATACCACTGGTAAAGGTATGGATTTTCAATTAGTAGTAGTTGAGAAATAATATTTGACAATCTATAGTTAGTGTTTTATAATAGACCCTTATTTGAAACACTAACTTTTAATAATACAGAGGAAAATATGTCAGCAATTATTATTGATGAAATGACAGACACCATTCGTAGTAAAAAACTTGTTCAAAAGCGCAATCTAGAACGTGCACCTTCGTTTATAGATAAATTAAATTTAAAAGGAAAATACGATAACCACAAGTTAGCGAAAATATGGGCCTGGCGTAATCACGATCATGGTGAAGTATTTGCTAGTTCATTAGAAATCGATTACTTGTTATTCGATCAAAATATTTTAGTAGAAGAAACTACTGACCTTGTTGCAAAACTGACACGTATTGGGTTTGTTGAACAGGTTGGGTTTCCGGATGAAGAATTATTCAAAGATTTTTCATATGTTATGTATAATAAAAAACATAACATTGCAATCACACTTTATCAGCCAACTCTTAAAACAGCAATCAAAACAGCACATGCAATTATGGAGAAATCCAAGTTCGGTGGGTCGTCTGGTATGGCTGTTTTTTTGGCAGCAGTTGAAGTTTTAATTAAAAAATAATCAAGGATTTAATAACATGGAATGGTTCAGAGATATACCACAGAAAGGGATTTTGTGCAAATGCAGCTATGAAAAAAATGGTGGTCAATATAAAATTGATGTAATCACTAGATATAATGACCACCCACTTTCTGAATTTAGATTCAGAAATAAAGACAAGTACTATGCTTATGCAATTCCATTGACACCAGATGAAGTGTATGATTTAATTTACCTGGATGTTCACAATGACTGAAATTCATGCTAAACCAATAGTCGATGGTAAATTTTGGGTGGTTGAACAAGATGGTGAAAAAGTTGCAACTCTTCAAAAACAAGAAAATAATAAATTTATGCTGTCAAACCATGATGGAGAAATGTGGTTTAATAAAAAAGAAGAATTGACTACCTATTTTGGACAAGACTTCTTTATAACAATGGATATGTTAAACTTTAAAAAATCAGATGAAAATGAATGTCATGGTTATCAAACTAGGACTAAACCATACAACGCAATGTATGATGTAAGACGTAGATTACCATTATTCACAAAAAATGCACATAGTAAAAGTTTACATTGTGCTGGCTGGTATGTTGTAAAGTTTAAAAACTGGGTACTATCATTTTGCCCAAAACTAATTACTGTTGAACGGTACGATTGTCATGGGCCGTTTAAAACAAAAGAAGAAGCGAGTAAATTTAAATGCAACATCAAATAAATTTATCACCAATTACACAATTTGCTCAATTAATGAGAGCGGCAGAATTAAGTCAACAGAAAGAAATTAAAATACCAATCAATCAAGCTAGATTATTAAACTTGACATTGTTGGAACTTGTTGATAAAATAAACCAAGATTACGAAGCAATGTTTAATGAAATAAAAAAATCAGTTGACACAGAAATTGTTTCTGTTACAATGGATGGCGGTGGATTCGAAGATAAAAAATAAGATAAATATATGCGTAGTTAATGGAGATTCATATGGCTAGACCAAAACCGCATATACTCTTAGAAAAAACCGATAAGAAAACATATAAAACAGTTCAGATCTTAGAATCTGATGCTGTATGGGCAGTTTTTTACAAAAATTCTGCGTTTAACCTGAAAAGCTCCAACAGCTTGACGAGTTACCCAGGTCCTAAGTATAAGAAAACTAGTTTTTCTAACCCAGGACATGCCCATAATTTAGCTAAAAAATTAAATGAGGAATTTGGCGTTGAAGATTTTCAAGTAGTCAAATTAACTCAAGGAACAATTATTAAATGATTACTAGGGATGCCCTGACTAGGATATTTTTAACCGAGTGGGGAAAAAGTGCTGATGATGCGAATGTCAAGTTTTACTCACGGGTATGGTGGCAATCAAGTCGTGCTAGTGCACAAACTGCTTTTAGATTAACTAAAGAAGGATTAACTTTTTTAGTTAATGAATTGGAATTAAAAGCATATGAAGTGCCGTTTACTGAGCCAATTGAACATAGTCCACAAACTATGATCTATTTAAGTAGGTATATAAATTGCCCTTATTACTTGACTCATAACAGTATTACGGTATTTTCAGAAATTAAAAGTTTTGAATTATATCTATTTTCCGATGACATCAGGAAGTATGGAATAATCAAAGCACTTAATGCCAGAAATAAAACTTTAGATGAAAATAAAGATTGACAACATCCTTAAAGTTTTATATAATACAACTTCAATTTAGATAGAAACTTTTTTTAACACAACACAGAGAGTACACAATGAGCGAAAGAGCAGTAGGTCCTAAATCAGCAAAGAAAGCAATCATTAAAGCTTTAAAAGTTAAACGTCCAATTTTTATCTGGGGTCCTCCAGGTATCGGTAAATCTGACTTGATTAAACAAATTGGTGATGAATCAGGTTCACATGTTATCGACGTGCGTTTATCTTTATGGGATCCAACCGATATTAAAGGTGTTCCATTCTTCGATGATCATTCTGGTACAATGAAATGGGCTCCACCATCTGAATTACCAGGTATGAAAGAAGCTGAACAATACAGCAGAATAATCTTATTCTTGGATGAAATGAACTCGGCTGCACCATCAGTACAATCTGCGGCGTATCAGTTGGTATTAAACCGTAAAGTTGGTACTTATTCATTACCAGATAACGTGGTTATCGTTGCTGCTGGTAACCGTGAAGGTGATAAAGGTGTTACTTATCGTATGCCAGCACCATTGGCAAATCGTTTCATTCACGTTGAAATGGAACACAAATTTGATGACTGGTTCGAATGGGCTACTGAAAATAAAATCCACAAAGATATCGTGGGTTTCTTGAACTGGTCGAAAGGCGATTTGTACAGCTTCGACCCAAAATCAAGTTCACGTGCTTTTTCAACACCACGTTCTTGGTCATTTGTTAGCGAGTTGTTAACTGAAAATGATTGTGATGATGAAACATTGATGACGTTAATGTCAGGTTCGGTTGGTGAAGGTGTAGCATTAAAATTCGGTGCTTACCAAAAATTGGCAGGTAAAATGCCTAATCCAACCGATATCTTAAAGGGTAAAGTCACCAAACTTGACTATAAAGAAATCTCAGCAATGTACTCATTGACTGTTGGTTTATGTTACGAGTTAAAAGATGGTGCTGACCGCAAAGATAAAGACTGGAACGATCAAGTCAATTGCTTCTTCCAATTCATGATGGACAATTTCGAAACTGAATTGGTTATTATGGGTACCAAAATCGCATTAGCAACCTACAAATTACCATTGGATGTTGACCAAATCAAATGCTTTATGGAATTCCATAAAAAATACGGTAAATACATCGCTGCTGCTACCGATAATTAATCGATAGTTGTTATTGACACCTCCTTCGGGAGGTGTTATTATTATCGATTATTAATTAAATAGGAAATAAAAATGTCAAACGATCCAGTATTAACTAAGATTATTGATAACATCATCGTAGCTCGTGTTGGCTTATTACTACGTCATCCATTCTTCGGCAATCTTGCAACTCGCTTGGTTATTAAAGAAGGTGGGGAATGGTGTAAAACAGCGGCTACAGAAGGTAGACACATCTTCTTCAATAAAGAATTCTTTGCACCATTAACAGTTAAGCAAATTGAATTTGTATTAGCTCACGAAATTCTTCATAATGCATTCGATCACATGGGTCGTCGTGAAGGTCGTCATCCTAAAATCTTCAATTGGGCAGCTGATTATTGTGTAAATGGACAAATCGTTCGTGATAAAATCGGCGATCATAATATTCCAGGTATCAGTATCCTGCATGACCCGCAATATTATGGAATGGGTGCTGAAGAAATTTATGACATCTTGAAAGATCATAATGATGACCAATTAGATAAGTTAGGCGATCTGCTTGACCAACATTTCGATTGGGAACAATCTGACGATGACGATGATGATGGTCGCCCACGTTATACGAAAGAAGAACTTCGAGCAATGCGTGATGAAGTTCGCGAAGCAGTGATGGCAGCAGCACAAGCGGCTGGTGCGGGTAATACTCCCGGTATGATTCAACGAATGATCAAGGAGCTTACTGAACCGAAAATGAACTGGCGTGAAATTCTACAACAACAAATTCAAAGTGTAATTAAAGATGATTATACTTGGATGAGACCTAATAAAAAAGCATGGCATCTATCTGCGGTTTTACCAGGTTCTAGTCTTCGAGATACAATAGATATTGTTGTTGCAATTGATATGTCAGGTTCTATTGGTGATGACCAAGCAAGGGACTTTTTAAGTGAAATTAAAGGTATCATGCAACAATACCAAGATTTCAAAATTAAAGTATTCTGTTTTGATACACGGGTATACAATGAAGCTGATTATGATGGATATACCATTGATGAGTTTGACAACTATCAACCAATGGGTGGTGGTGGAACCGACTTCGATGTAAACTGGGAATATATGAAAGCTAACGACATTGTTCCTAAAAAATTCATCATGTTTACTGATGGATATCCATGTGGTTCATGGGGTGATGAAAATTATTGTGATACAGTGTTTATCATTCACGGCAATAATACAATTGTTCCACCATTCGGTGATTATGCTTACTACGAGTTCTCAAACGTCGGTGCATAAATGGCAATAAAAAACGGTACACCAAATCCGTTAAATTACTTCAACTTGCGGAGAGTGGAATATTCACCTCCGCATTTTAAGTACTTTACGATTAACAAGTTTAATCCATCACAAATTAGAATTATTAATGACTGGATTATGGAAAACTTAAATAGTAGATATTACATTGGTCAAGGAATAATGCTTGACAATACTAACACAATAGTGTATAATACACGTATTGGATTTGAAAGTGAAAAGGAAATCACTTTTTTCACAATTGCTTGTCCTCACATTCATACGAGATAAGTAATATATAAAATAACGTTATAAGGAGATAACATGTCAGACGTAGAAAACACAACCGAAAACACACAAGAAGACGTAGCAACAGCCGAACAAGCACCTGCTGAACTTACAATTAATGATCTAAACTCATTGAAAGTAATTATCGATATTGCTAGTTCTCGTGGCGTTTTTAAACCTGCTGAATATGCAGCAGTTGGCCAAACATACACCAAACTTTCTACCTTTTTAGAGCAAGTAGCTAAACAAGCAGAAGCAACTGGTGCACAATAATGGCTGAATTAAAACACGTAGGCAGAGTAATCGCTACTGGTAAAAAATGCTTAATCGCGTATCGGACTCTACCAGGAGATGCATATAGCGCATTAGTAGTTCCAACAGAAAATTTACCAGATAGTTATCACGATGCACTAATTAATTTAGTCGAAAGTAACGCTGGCCAAACTTCTCATGAATTCGCTGAAGCATTAGATCGTACTCAATTTCCTGATGGCAGTCGTATGCTTCCAGCATTACATGCACAAGGAAGATTGGTCAAGATTCCAACAGATCAAGTTGAAGTCGTTCCAACCAATTCAACCTCTATTGTTTTAGCAGAACTTAACCAAATCATTGCTGATAGTCGTGGGATTCCGGTAGATGAATTATCTATTAAACCAGCCGATGCAGAAGTTAAAGAAGTAGCTAAAGTAAAGGATTTAGGAGAACCTTCAATTGGTGAAGATTTTTCTAGAACTACATCAGCTAGTATTAATGAAGGTGAAGTAGTTCAGCAAGTAGTCCAACCAACAATCGATCCATCAACAGATCCAGTTGGTGCAGCTAAACATTATCGATCACAAGCTGATAAATTAGCAAAAGAGGCGGCTCAATTTAGAAGAATGGCTGAAGACTTGGTTCCAACTGCTAAAAAATCTACAAAAGTGAAAGATTAATGAGAAACGGGAAAACACTTCCCGATGAAACCATTGATGTTTGGCCTGAAGTATTTGACGAGGTAACACTAAATGTGTTACCCGTTCATTACATCAAAACAGTGCTTATAAATTTCAAGGATGGGAAATCATGGGAAATAGATGTAGAACCAGGTAATAAACGTAAAAAACTTAAAGAATTCCAAGATGGACTAAATGAAATTCTTAAATCATATAAAGAGCATATCAATGAAGTTGATGTGAAAATCGATACTGATAAAGTTAGAAAAGACGTTGAAAAATCTATTAAACGGATGTTAAAGAGAATTAAACTATGACAGTTAAATTAGTATCCTATTCACAACCAACTGAAGAGTTTGCTGAATTAGGAATAGAAGATGCACAAGACTTAATTGCATTTTGTGCAAGAGTATCAAATCCTTCCAATCAGTATAATACTGATACAAGTGATAAATTAATTAATTATTTAATTAAACATAAGCATTTTAGCCCATTAGAAATGGTAAGTGCTTGTATCGAAGTAGAAACTACTAGAGATATTGCTCGTCAATTATTACGTCATAGAAGTTTCAGTTTCCAAGAATTCAGTCAACGATACGCAGATCCAACTAAAGATTTGAACTTTGTCACTCGGGAAGCTAGATTTCAAGATACTAAAAATAGACAAAACTCAATTGTACTAGATTTTTCCGATCCAGAACATAGAGAATTATCACGAATTTGGGAAGAAAAACAACAAGAAGTTATTAGAACTGCTAGAGAATCATATAACTGGGCAATCCGTAATGGCATTGCAAAAGAACAAGCAAGAGCAGTCCTTCCAGAAGGATTGACAGAAAGTAGATTGTATGTAAATGGCACTATTAGAAGTTGGATTCATTTCATCGAGGTTCGTACAGAAGAATCAACTCAAAAAGAACATAGAGAATTAGCATTAGAATGTGCAAAAGCAATTTCTAGAATTTTCCCATTAGCTGAATCTTATGTGTATAAAAAACCAGAGATAATTAAGATTAAACCAGTGGGCTCTAACTGGTTTAAAAGATTATGTTGGTTTTTTATGTAATTTATAAAAATGCTTGGGGTTATATCCAAGCATTTTTTATCATGGATAACTTATTGTGACTGACCCGTTACCACCTGTAGTTAATGAATCACCGCCATTACCAGCGCCAGCGGTTGTTGCACTAAAGTTGGATGGAACTAAGTTTAATCCATTTAATCCATATGCCCCGTATGTATCACTTCCGTTACCACTTGTCCCATTTGTCAAATAACCATTTCGAATAACGCCGCCACCCTGTC